AGAATCTTTGGAAAGTCGTTATCAATGAACACTTTGTTTTATCCTCCAGTGTCGCAGGAAGTGTTTTTATCGGGTGAAAGATTCAGACATTTATATGTCTTATCTAACACAAATTTTAGCAGTCGGTAATTTATTCAATCACCGACACGCTATCACTCCATTACAAACAGTTTGTTTGCAACGGTGTTGGGTTGAGCCTGGTTCAGAATGCGCCAGGCGTTCTGGGGATCACGAGCCATGATCTCGTTGAAATCGCCCCAGAAGTTGCCGGGCTGCTGAGGAGCTGCGGCGGCAGGGGGAGCGGGCAGTTGACCGAGTTGAGGCTGGGCCACTTGCTCGGTGCGGTAGCCGGGAGTCTCCAGCTGAGCTTCGTTTTCGTACACGGGATAAGGACCTTCAGGGCCGAAGAACTTAAGCGTGTAATCGCTCAGGACATCGGGGTTGGTAAGGATTTCGTTGTAAGCGAGGTTCTCTTGGTGCTCGTTTACAGCGAACTCAGCGTAACCTTTGATGGTTTCACTTGCGCGGTTTCCCCACGCGACGGCGCTGTCCAGCATTGTTTCCAGCTGAAGAGCGTAGTTGTTCAGGATTGCCGGAGCTTCCATCCCGAACGCGTCCATTACCTGGCGGGACTCCTGGCTCATCCCCACGTAATCCGCGATTTCCTCCAAGGATGGACTCGAGGAGGTTTGGGAAGAGCTGGGCGAGGATGCCTGGCTGGGATATGAGGTCGGCGCTGCCGAGGGTTGCGTAGGTTGGGGGCTGGTCAACCCGTAGTTGGCCGGGGTATAGGTCGTCGGAGCCGACTGTTGACCCTGGAACGGGGATGGAACTGGACTGCTCAGAAGGTTCACCACCTTGTTGAACGCCGATTCCCACGGATTGGAGGTCGATTCCGCCGTCTGGACCGATGGGGACTGGGGGGCGTACTGAGTAGGGGCGGATTGGTAGCTGGGGGCCGCCTGAGGAACCGCTTGCGGGTAGCTGGTACCCACCTGATAAGCCACTGGAGCCGGTGCTGCCTGCGGTGCTGCCACCACGTAGCTGCTTGGAGCTACCGCTGCGGGCGACGGTTGGCTCGTCTGTGGGATCGATTGGACGGTAGCGTCCTGCATAACTCATCTCCTTTTGTAGAGCTTCTAAAGTTCGATACAGATATGGAGTTAAATCCAATCTTGGATCCGCAGCCATCGGAAGATCCGGTGATTGCGGGTGGGGGGTCTGCATCATCCCTCCCACTAAGCGAGCGAACTGAGAGTATGCACCCTGTAGTTCGTTCACCATCCTGAACGGGAACCCAGATAACATCTCGGCCCGTTCCTCATCCGTCTTAGACGGGAAGAGGTACTTCAGTGCTTCAATGCTATCAACACCTAACTCTTGTAAGTTTCTTACAACAATTGAGTTGTTGAGGATGTCCTGGGTTGAGTCCTCGTAAACGGGACCCGTCCAGCGCCACAGCATTGTCACATCACCATCTGGGATGAGACCTGTAACGCCTGGTGGAATCTGTTGTGTTTGAACAGATGCCATCATTAGCTGTTTAATTTGTTGGTTGAAACCATCCAACGCAGCTTCATACAAATCTAATTCATCTTGAGATGCATTTTCGGATGGAGGTACCGGTTTCTCGATACCGGCTGCAGCTGCAATTGACTCTCGGAACAGTTTTTCTTCCTGGAAAATAATCAGTTCAAGACAACGACAAATTCCGTGCGTATAGATGGCAGTTGCTTTCTTCTTAGAAGTTGCTGAGACCCGCCCGAAGAGAGACTTGTATTCAGTCGCAGTAACACCAGCAGAAATAGAAAGCTCGTCAACACCACCCAGCGCCGTACGTACTTCTTCTCTAAACTGCCGGGCAAAAGCATTCTGGTCACCAGTGATGGCGTCGGGGACAATGTAACCAACTCGGTCGTTTGGTTCCAGGTTTGCAATGATGCGTGGAACTCTGATCTGACCATCGAGACCACGGGAGACAGGGTCTTGCTTAAACGCCGAACGACTAAGGGCACTGGGACTGCCAAAGCCAGAGTTTGCTGCAATCGAGGGGCGTTGGATAACGCTGTCTCCCCCGGCATCAATCAGGTCAGTCTTCGGACGAGAAGACAGCAGGGTTGGGTTGCCAAAGAACGTAATGTTCTTCCGCATGGTGCGGACCAGATCGTCATGCGTAACAATCTGATTGGCGAGAGCATCAAACTCTCCGTAACCCTCCATAGAAAACCCTTTCGGGTTGTTAAAGATTTCTACGCAGGGAATAAAACCGAGGGAATTTTTAAATTTCTTGGTTGTGCCAGGGGTGGTATAGGAGGGAAGATCAAACGACATCTCACCTTCTGAGTGAGTTTCTTCGATAACGTCTGCTTTGATCGAGAGCTTGATATAGCGCTTGGCACCCTGATCGGCCGTGGTGGGGTTACCAGTCATGTTGGTGACGTTAATGTTGTCACCAAAACCAAAGCCACGACGGACCTTGTAGCTGTAGATGATCACCACCTCTTCCAGCTCGCCGTCTACGTTGTAGAAACTGCGATACTCGTGCTCTCGGAAATAGTAGAGACGATAGTTTTGTTTGGTGGGACGGATGTAAAAAAGACCCTTGCCATCACAAAGGAAATAATCCCAGATGGAATCAAGTCGCGTATCAAGCTGGTTGTACTTGATTACGCGGTCAATAAAGTCTTTACGTTGGTTTCCAAAGTTGTCTTGACTGGGGAAGAACTCGATACCCTGACGGATACCGAACAGCTTCATCTGCGCCAGATGCGACGAAACGATGCTGGTATCAACGACGGTCGCAGCATCTTTATCAATGTAAGCATTGATGATTTCTTGAAGCCTGGCTTTAGCGTCCGTCGCCATTAACTATTGCCCCTTTTAATTGATACTAGCAGTATATTCAAGCACCACGGACGGGGGTTGGCGGTAAGCCACCACCACCCGGACCATAGGGTGCATAACCGAGTCCTGGATAGAACTTCACGGGAGTGTTAGGTCCTTGAGCGGGGCCTTGTTCACCACCAGGGAGCTGGGCCATTTGCATGCCACCCATATTCCCAATAGCACCGAACAGATTGCTGCTGCCCGGAACAGCTGCAAAGGGGAGTCGCGGACCAGGAGCATTCATCCGGTCGTAATACTGCTGAAGATCTTGGGGACGATCATCAAATTGCTTCAGCTCTTCCAGCTGCTCTCTCGTCATTCCTTTAAAAGGACTACGAGGACCAATGTCAAAACTGGGGTTACCTGCCATGTAGACGCCACCGTTACCGGGCATCCCTGGAACACCGTATCCGCCGTCAGTTCGTAACATCTACTTATCGTCTCAATCTTCCTATTTTACTCTTCTAAAACTTCGTAGCCAGCAGAATCGTTTACCTTGCTGATCACGATTCCTTCACCACGGACATCCCAGTTGAGAACATCACCTTCCAGCCATCCAAGGTCTTCGATTACTTCGTCGGGGAGAACAATATACTGATCTCCGTTTTCGTCCTCTTGGACCTCAAGGATGTAGCTCATTTTGACAGAAGCTTTTCCATAAGCTTATCAAGCTTATTATTTATTTGTCTAAAGTTTTCGTGCATCTCCTGGATTTCTCGTAAGAAATCAACCTTGAGCACATAGTCCATGGGCAGCTGCTTTACTTCGTCTTCCAAGCAATCAATCCGCCTTTTCTGTGAACTAATATAACTGAAAGCTTGATCTATTTTCTCTTTCTGCCTATCAAGGATTCGATTGGCTACCCAAGAACCACCTGTTAATGCAGAAACAGCAGCTGTCAAGCCTATTGCTATGTATTCGGGACCCACTGTCACGTTGCGCCTTTTAACAATTCTAAGTTTAGAAATCAAGTTGCAACTGACCCTTTCTTCCTAGTCCAGTCACCAACCAGACCAACGCGTCAACACAGTCATCATGGCTACTGACACCGAAGTTCGTGAGTTCCTCGAAGAGATTTGTGAAGTTCCGGTATCTGTTGAAGATGATTTTGCGATCTTCAAACATCCCGATGATGCCACGGAACCGTGCCAACTTATCTGCACGGAAGCCTTTCACTGGGTGCCAGATCAGGTTGTAGAGACTTTCGTTATTGAGGCAGACCCGTTTGAAGTCAGCTTCGAGAGAAGCCTGGTACTGCACTGCTTCTGACCAGATATCACAAGTGTTGTAAGTCGGGAAATAGTTACCACTCTCGTCACGTCCCAGGATGGACCAGTCATTGAGAAGCTCTTTCATCGCATCAAGCTTTTCAAGGTTACCCATCACCCTGATGCGGCGGTAATCAATGATGTGAATTCGATCTCCAATCCGTCCGCCTAGAACCATAACGGTGTAATCGTTCTTTTCCTTGACACCAGCAGACAAGTCGACTCCGATCCCAAGAGCGTCAAACTCTGTTGCAATCTCTGCTTTCACAATCAGCTCTGGCGCCAGGGACAGTTCATTCTGCCTGACGATCTGGTTCATGTACTGGAACGAAAAGGCGATTGGTGCCTGCCGTTTCTTTTCCTTTAGATAGTCAAGTGACCACATTTCGGGCCAGTAGGATTCTTCATCTCCCGTTTTGGGATCATTGTGAATTGCGGAGAGAACAATCTGTGTCCAATTGTTCTGCTCGTTGAAGGTTGTGGAATGAATGTCATCATGTCGGAAGCGGGTTCCAAGGCAGATGGCCCTGGCTCCTTCGAACATGGTTGGTGCGATCACAGCGTTCCAGTTGTCCTGCATCTGCTTTCGGATGTCAGGGTTGGAGATATCTGCTGCTGACTTGATGGCGTCATCAATCATCACCAGGTGAGAACGCTTTGAGGTCACCGAACCCTTAAGACCAGCAGCACAGAGTGTGAATTGTTCTTCACCCGTGGTATCGATGCCTGCAAACTTGTGGTCAATCGACCAGTACTCATTACTGGTGACGTTTTTGAGCAAGCGAACTGTTGGGAACACCTCCTGGTACCGTTTGCTTTCGATGATGCGTTTGATAGTTGCAGACTTGGAGCGTGCAATATCCACCGTGTAGGACAGATACAGAATCTGCAGTGGCTTCTTGGCTGCAGTGTGGATGCCAATGGCCCAGGCGGTCAGTAGGCCCAGCACTGTGGACTTGGCTGAACCCCGTGGGGCAAGTAGATCGATATTGGGGCCAGCAATCTTGATCAGGCAGTTGCTGTCTTCGTCGGTGATGAAGTGACGATGCCAGTCCTTATGGTGTTGAGCAGGGGGTTTATCAGCAACGTACTCACAGAAGTAACCAAAGTCCTCCCTTGCTTTTTCCAGGAGGTGTTCGTTTTTATTTTCTTTAACCTGGAAATTACGTGCAGCAGCCTTAGCGTTACGGCGATACGCAAGATGAACGTAAGAGGGCACGTTATTTGATTCAGACTGTTATTAAATACTAACCCATGCGGGCAGCAGCTCTGAATGGATCTTCTGCTGCAGCAGATTTACGATAAGCCTCTGCTGCCTTAGCCGAAGCAAGCTGCTTCTCCTTAGACATATCAAACTCTGATTGCTGTGTTAGTTTTTCACGCTGCTCATCGCTCTGTTGAGCTGCCCTTGCAACTCGTACGTCAACTGGTTGATTCTCCTGAACAAATCGAATCGGTTCAACTCGTTGGCGTCCTGGGTTGTTGATTGTGTCAATAGTAGAAGGCCCGTAGGACGGTCTATCTTTGCTGCCAAAATTCCTAACAGGTGTGTAAGGCCCTTGAGGGATAGCAGGAGTATTCCAAGCAACCTCACCAAAATCTTCGCCTCTGGGACCTTTTTGAGATTGTTGTGGTGGAACAATAGCTTCAGATCCTTCCTTGCCTTGAGCAACATACTGATCTAAAAACTGTTGAGAATCTTGAACACCTTGATCTGCTTGTTGTTTTAAAATTTCAATGTTTTTTTGCAGGGCTTCATTGCGCCTTGCTTGCATGTAATCAGATCGACCAACGTTATAAATGCCATATTTTTGTACTTCAGGATCATCGGCAGTTGCACCACGTACATGCCAACCGCCCGCTCCGGTATTACGAATTAGACCGGATAGATTTTGATTAGCCCAGGAGGGGTCAGCAGTGCCAGCAGATTGCATGGCTATCATTTCCCTGACACGCGCAACTTGTGCTGCGTCTGGGTTTTCTTTTGTTAGATAACCGCCATACTCTCCATAGTTTGGAGTGTAGTAAAGGCCGCCTGCAGCTGCGTATTCACCTGCCGCAAGAGGATCACCAAAGCCTAATTGCTGACGGGCTGCATAGTCATATCCAATGCTTGCCTTGTCTTCGGCGCTGAGATCAGACATGCCCTCGATGTCGGCACGCTGAGCTGAATCTAAAGAATTGAGGAATTGTTGAAAATAGTCAGAACTAGAGGAGGAAGCCGGTTCAATAATAGATACTTCTTCAAACTCTGGGCTTACAGACGCATATGTATTATCACTGCCAGCATCTGCCAGGGGTACATAAGCACCACTAGGGAGAAATGGGTTAGCTCCGGGTTTACGGCCTGGGTTGCTACGATACCATTCGGCAGCGGGCATGCCGTAGGTCTTGAGCATCCAGTTGTATAGGCCTTCGTTAACAGCCATTTATCTAACCGAAGAAGTCGCGATAGCTGGGCATGTCGACTTCATAAGGAGACTTGTAAGGATCGTAGGGACGTTGGCCAGATTTCTGAAGAGTGGCAAACATCTCATCAGCAGGAGCACGCATACGCGCTAAGCGTTCCTGGCGTTGTTGTGCCATACGAGAGGCAAACTCGTCATTCATCATCTTGCCCGCCATTGGAGCCTTAGATGAACCGCCCATTACTTTTCTCCTTTACTTGCTTTCTTTTGTTCTTGATATTTACGAGCTTTATCAAGAGCCGCCTTACGCTTCTCTTTGTCATTCATTTCGGAGCCATCTTCTTTTTTGGCTTCTTTCTTTTTGAAGTGCTCCAGGAGCTGGGGCGGCATCTTACCTTTTGCCATATCAGCGACCTAAACCACGCATACGGGCGACAAGCTGCTGGTACTCAGGCGTGCCTTGATCAGGCATCCGATTGGCGCGGCCAGGACCAAAGGCAATACCAGAGCGAGGCTGACCTGCTCCACCAAAAGGAGTACCAAAGATCCCAACACCACGCTCAACAGCGCCACCGGGAGCAACCTCAGCACCGCCACCTTCACCTGCGGCCCGCTGGAAATTACGGAAGATTTCCTCACGGCGACCAGTGCGATCACGTTCGCGGGTCACTTCACCACGGCGATAAAGCGCTTCTTCAAAACCAGGGGGTTTCGGTGCGTCTGCAGCACCAGGGCGCTCACCCGGGAACATAGAAGCTGCGCCGACCTGAGGACCGCTCTGCTCTTGGAACCTTTCGGCCAGTGCTTCTGCAACACCCGGAGTTTCAGGTGCGCCACCTTCACTACCCGATAAAGCACTACGACGACGAGCGCGACCTTCTGCGGCACGTTGCATCGCAGTATTGTCGCCACGGCGGCCAGCTTTGAGGCTTTCTGCCATCCTTGCACGGGCGCCGGATCTACCCGCTAATTGTTGATTTTGCGTTTCAGCGCCCATTTTTCTTTTTGCGTTAAAACTATTTTAAAGGACTTAAGCCTATTCCTCTAGTTGCATTCTAGCCCACACACTCATTGAGGCTTCGTTCAAAGGGATCTCAATTGGATCATCCTTGAATACAAACAACAGTTCACGAATTGCTCGGTCAGCACCAGCCATCAGCAGGCCTTTACGGTCACGAGATGTTGTGAACTGTTCAATCTGTGCAATAGCACCGCGCAATTCTTTTTGCATTGATGCAACACGCGCAACACCTGCATCGCGTTTAACAACACCCATCTCCACGGCTTCCCGTAGTTTGCGGATGTCTTCTTGCATCTCTTCAATTTCAAAAAGAAGAGTCTTGCGGTGATCAGGCTTTTTATATTTACTGTTGACCCAAAGATCGCACGCAACAATGCTCCCTGTATACCCAAGGAAACGGGCATACAAGAAGCACTCGATCACTGAATTGTTATCAGCTGCGAAGGAGCAAAACGATTCTTGAGTGGAGGAATCAAGATTATCGACCCATTGGTCGAAGACCTCAATATCGATAAGCTCGTTGCGCCTGTCCGTAATCGCGGGCCTCGTCTTCCTGGCGGAATCGTTGACTTTGCTCTGCGGAAGTTCGCTGCTCTTCTGCGCCTTTACCGATGGTTTCTCGTTCTTGAGCACCGGTGTCCTCCATCTTCTTCTTTGAGAATTCGTAAGCTACTCCAGCTGCCTGGCGGTATTTATCCAGGTCAAACCAGTCATCCGTGTTGTAAGTATCAGTGATACTGGTTGGAGTTGCAGTCATTCTACTAACTCAGATCAGAAGTTGCCCATCATACCGGCAAGACCGGTAGCAAAGATGTCACGGCGGCCTTCAACGCTCTTTTGGCGCTGCTGACGCTGCTTGGAGGATTCGAGGCGATTCAGAAGCTCTTCGAACTTCGTGATATCAAAATAATCGTCGGTGGTGTTACCTGCGACAGTCATGATTCTCTAAATGACTACTGAAGTAATTATAAGAGATAGATCCTTAGAAGCTGAAAGCGCCAACAAGGGACTTGTAGATGTCACCCTGTGCGGCAATCTTCTGGACTTCCTTGGCACCTTCGTTCTTCAGTTTCTGGGTTTCCTTGTCAATCTCACCTTGCAGGTTGGTCAAACCAGCGCTATAGAGGAATTGACGGGAATCGCGAATGTTCTGAAGCTGCTGCTCAATCTCAGCAGGAGTGCCAGTGAAGCCCTCACCGAATGCAGGAAGTTCAACCTTGGTGCCACCTTTGAGATCTCCTGCGTAAGTCGGGAGAAGATTCTTATCAAAAGAAAAGGTGCGCTTGCCAGTACCAACACCCTCTGCATCCTTAAGCTCTTCACCAAACATGGTGTCGTAGTAGGAATCCAGATAGCTCTTGTTGAACTTCTTCTGGTATTCCTGACCTTTGTAAAGAGACTCTTTGAGATCAGAGACTGACTGGTAGTAGCCACCTTTAAAGCGTTCCAGGCCTGCGGTCTGTTCTTCTTCGGTTGCTTTGCGGCCCAGGATTTCTTCATAGGCAGCACCAAGTCCAGTCTGGAAGCGGCCGGGGGCAATCTCTTCGCTATAGAGTTTTGCAAACTGGGAAGCTTCTCCCTCCTTGCCATACAGCTCATATTGCGTAGTGTAATCACGCAGGTATTGCTGAGCCTCACCGAAGCCAATGATGCCACTGCGAAGCTGTTGCTCTAGATTTTGTTTATAAGGATCGTAACCAGCAGAACCAGCTGCAAGACGGGCAGCTTCTTTCTGAGCAGCAGCTTGCTCTTTGGCAATGATGCGATCTTCTTCTCGAGTTGACCGCTGACGGTAAAACTCTCTATCGGATTCTGCGTATTGTAGTTCTTGTTGTTGCAGACCGAACAGCTGAGCATCCCTGGATTGCTGATAAGCCAGCTGTTGCTGACCCATCGATTGCTCAAAAGCGAGTGCCTGGTCAGCACGCGAATCAGCTTTAAGATCTAACTGATGACGGCGTTCGTCAACAGTGCGCTGGTACGCAAGAAGCTCAGATTCCCTTTCGCGTTGACGACGAGCTTCCTTTCTGTCAAACTCTAACTGGCGCTGAGCAACACGCTCTTGAGCCCTTGCGACTTCACCTGAGTTGTCACTACCTCCTCCGCCGCCCATGTTTAACGATCTCTAATACTTAAGGTATTCTAACTTGGCTAATTAACCGTAGAAAGTAGGGGTGTAATTGCCAAACATCTTGTCCATGAGACCACGCTGGATAGCGACAGCTTCCTCAACGCGTCCCTTGCGCTCGCGGCGACGCAACTCACGAGCTTCTGGGGAGAGAGCAATCGAAATATCTTGACGGCTACGACGACCCATTTCAGCTGTTTCCATGGGATCCGTAAATAACGTACGGAATTTTGCGGCTTCTTTTCCTAATTCAAATTCATCTCTTTGGCCTAGGCGTTCTAAAGCAAAAGCATTATCCGCCTGGCGCATGGCGTTGTTAGTGCCGATGATGGAATTCAGGGCATCCATGGACTTACCAGCCAGGTTACCCATCATGTTGACACCACCAGCCACAAAAGCCTGATTGATATCACTCTGTGATTTCATCAGGTGGGCATTCATACCGTACCGATAGTTATCAGCACGAGCATCAGCGGCTGCCTTGATATTTTGCAGGTCGGCAATGGAGCGATAACCGCGATCCAAACGGTTTTGACTCATGGCCATTTGCTGGCCATAGAGGTTGCCAAGTGCGGCTACGTTGGCTGCATTGGCTTGGATCTGAGCGGCACGACGCTGAGCATTACCCTGGAAGATACCACCAACAACGTTGGAGATGGCACCGACCCCAAACATCGCTGCTGAAAATGGATCGATTACCATGCCTCCTCCTGCTTTGGTTGCTCCTTGTGCGAGTGCTTCGCTATTAGAAGAAAGATAATCAGCGGCTGATGAAATACCGAAAGCCATCTTTCCTCCTTTCTATTTATTGTAGATCAGAAATATGTAGGGGCACTCCCACCTTGGACAGCGGGGATTGCCATTGGTGTACGCAGGTTACGATAACCTTCCGACATGGCCTGCGGTGCAGCAACAGTCAGAGCAAGGTAATTCTGAAGTCCTTCGGGGGTGCCATAAGGATTCATCGACATGCCAATACCCTTCATCAGGTTATCCATGCCGCTACCAAACATGTTGAAGGCGGTTTGACGAATACCTTTACGGGTTTGGTATTTATCCGCCATTTCCATCAGCTGTTCCTGGTAAGGAATAGACATTTGCTCTTTGGCAATGTCAACAAAACCAGAAACAAGCCTTTCATCACCAGAAGGGAAAAGACTTTGACGCAGTTGAGCGCCCAGGTCTTTCTTTTCCTCTTCCGTCATGTCTTTTGTTAACTGTCGCCAGGTATTAAGACCTTGTTGAAAAACTTCAGGCCCGGTGTTACCGAATTGCATTTGGCCAGCTAGACCTGGCACAGATGCCTGGTTGAAAGTAATAGCCATTGATCAATACCGGAAGACGGAACCTGCGTAGGGGTTGCTGGTCATCATGGTGCGGAGGTTGGCACCTGCTTGTTCTTGTGCGCCACCGGCCAGCTGGAAGGCGTACTGCTGACGGTTAAGAGCACCGGTCAGTTGACCTAGTTGTTGGTTCAGTTGCATTTGACGTTGCATCTGACGATCCAGGTACTGGTTGGCCACTGGAAGCATGGCTTGTGCGCCAGCCACGTTCGACTGAACGCCGTAGTTCATCAGCTCACGAATCTTGGCCAGCTCAGCTTGAGAAGCTGCATCCAGACCAACGCCTGTGCCACCTGTAATGCCAGGGGTCTTACCTGCTTCCCGTTGTTGACCAGTGATAGCGCCAACTGCGCTTTGGGCTGCATTGGCAACACCCCCTGCAATGCCGCCACCAACGCCGCCGCCAACTAAACCGCCAACAGCGCGGATACCAGCAGAAGCAAGTTTGCCCTTGGCGCCAGGGAGAGCAGCTTGTGCTGCGTTGGCCAGGCCACCAACTAGACCGGCACCAGCAATACCACCGCCAATTTCACCAACGCCACGAGCAATATCACCTTGAGCAAGGCTACTTAAACCATAGGCAGTGGGAGCAGCAACGCCTGCCGCAATTTGACCAGTGCGGGTACCAGCAGCTTCTGCAACTTGGCGACCAGCTTCTTTAACGCCAGCGCCAGCGCCCTTAAGGCGATTCATCAACTCTTCAAAGTAACCAGGGCCTGCACCAGCGGAAGTACCTGGAGCACCAAGACCAGTTACAGGAACAATGGCGCCGCCGGGCAGACCCGACTGAGGCGCTTGCATGGACCCAGCAGGGTAACCGACGTAAGCCATATCTAAAACGAACCTATGTTTCTAGATGATTTAATTTTATCAGCCTACATACTTTGCTGATATTCAGACGTAGTAGGAAGTTGTGGACGATTAGCAGCTGCAATCGCTGCATTCACAACGTTGCCCACGGTAACACCAGCAACAGAGCCTAGGGTTCCAGAGATACCTCCACGGATTGCACGTTGACGTGGTTCATACATCTTGACGACAGGTTTACCGGCTGGCGTTTTACCCCGGCTTTGAACCATCGCTTCCCGCGCCGCAATAGAACCAGCAATAAACCCACCAGCCATAGGAAGGGTAACAGGAAAACCAAGAGCACGCACTTCAGGAACGCCCTGGAGATTTTCCATTGTGCCTTTAACAATACCAAGATCCAACAGACCACGTTCGTTGTAAAGGAAGTTTTGATAATTGGCGTAACGCTGTGGTGTCAAGCTGGGGATATCTTGTTTAGCCGTCTCATACTTTAAGGGCGATCCAGTGCGGCCCATAAAGAAACGTTCAATCAATTCCTGAGCAGGCTGAGCAGTTTCGCGTCGATCCTCTGATCCTGTCTCTGCGTAACTTTGTGCGTAACCCTTGGGACGGAACATCTCCCCAGGATTCAACAGGTCATAGGTACCAGCAGCAGAGATAGCTGGGGCTGCAATACCAAGTGCCGCAGCAGCACGCGCAGTTGGAGAGCTGATTCCACGAACGCCATACTCAACGCCTTTCTGGGCTACAGCAAGGGGGTGGTTGTAGCGCCACCAGTAGGTACGCGAACCGTCGTTTGCGGCATCAACCAAAAGACGGGAAGCATAAGCACCAACAAATTGAGCTGGTGTTTCTTTGGCAGAGACTCCCAACATTCCAATTTGTTGTCGGAACCGTGGATCTAAGATGCTCTGCCCATAACCAAGGCCACCAGTTGCGCTGCGTTGTTGAGCAATGTCCGCTTTTTTAGCGCCGGTCTTGATGTCTTGAAGGATATTTTTGATTTGAAAGTTCATCCCATTTGCCCCCTGGAGATGCCATAGGGATCGATACGTGGATCAACGCTCATCCCACGGCCAAGAGTTGATTCCACACCCTGAAGTTGGAACATGGTTCCAGGGGATAGGGCTTCTCCTTGCAGACGATTAATCAAATCACGTTGCAACAGTTGCTGCTCTGTTGTTGCCGTCTGATCCATGACGACTGGTTCTGCGATCAGCTGTTGGATTTGAGCTGGATTCATTCCAACCAGTTGCTGGGATGGATACAAGGGAGCAATTCCCATGTGTGTGCCAACACTTCCAACACCCATGCCAATCGCCTGGAGAGTTGACATCTCTCCTGGTTTAGCACCGGCAAGGAAGTTAGCAACCTTACTCCTTTTGGCACCTTCACCAACTATGTTGGTAATTGTCTGGGGCGTGACCTTACCTGCTAAACGAGCACCAACGGTCGAAAGAGCTAAGTCAAGAGGACCCGTAGCAAGAGTTGCAGCAACACCACCACCCGTCAAACCTGTAAAGCCAGTGTTGAGTACGGCTCCAGGGATAGCCGCTTTAGCTGCCTCCTTAGTTGCAGGAGCAAGCATCGCTTTGCCGACGCGAGTGCCGAGCAGCCCTTGTATTAATCTCCCGGCACCAGCTAACTGCATTTCTATTACCTACCTTTATCTATTGTATAAGACCTATCGTTAAGCTTCTTCTGGAGCTTCATCGGCCGTCTTCGTTCCTTCGTATTGCTCTGTGCCTTTAGAAGGAAGGTTTTTCATGACGCCTTTACGATCCAGAAGTTGAGAAATAGACATCTTGCCTTCTGCTTCATTATCAACACGGGTTTCAGCCATCGCCATCAGATATCCATTCGGATCTGGATTCTTCATGCGAGGCATTGGATTCTTGGCTGATTTGCCAGGTTTAATGGTTGGGCTAAGGCGATACGCTTGAACCCACACAGGGTTGAAATCCGGTTGATCCTCAGGACGTTGAGAAGTTAAAGCACGGCCTTCATTGAAGTCATAGCTCTCTGGTCGATTGAAGCGACCAAGTCCCTCAAAGAGTTCGTATTGAGAATTGACTTCTTGATTGTTGTCAAAGAAAGGAGAGTTCTGAACAAAGTTGAGTTCTGGATTGAGTTCCCGCTTACGGGTCATCATCCGATTGGTCAAATCCCGTTCAGTAAATCTTGAGGGGTTCCAGGGGTATTGGCCAGAGTCTGGCTTAGCCCGAAACAACTCCTCGAAGTTCAGATTTTTTCCAATCTGACCTCGACGGTTAAAAGGGTTGGTGACGTACCGACCAAGATCTAGCCTATGGTCTTTTGCCATCAGTCAGCCTTCTTTTCTTTTTTCTTCTTGTGCAATCCTACCAGCGTCTTACGGAGGTTTGCCTGCTTCACTGTTTTCTCATCGTACTTGTCGGGGTTGGCAAGCACGTTCTCTTGCAGCTGAGCAGTCGTGATCCCTTTCTTTTTGGCTTTAGCAGTGAAGGCGCCTTCCTTCATGTCCATGCCTTGGATCCACTTTTTCTTTTTCTTCTTTTCTTCAGCCATTAGATCAGAGGCGACGGAGAGATTTTAAGTATTGATTGACAAGAGACTGAGCCTTGTCCGGAGGTGCTGTTCTTTGTATTCTAAGAATGTTTTCCGAAATTCCAGCATACTGGCGTCCTTGTGGTTTACGCTCTTGTGTACCAAGACTTTCAATGACCTGAGAGTATTCCGGAGCCATCGGAACGTCCCCATAGGGATCAGCTTGAGCAAGACGCATTGCTTCGGCTTCGATCTCGTCCTGTGTATAACGAGGAACAGAAGGGCGAATTTCTGGATCCGCACCTTTTTGGCTAGTTAAGCGAACTCCATACTCGTCAATCTCCCGTCCTGTTTGGGTACGATCGCCAGTCCATGGAGCAACTGCGGCTCCAGTTTCAGGATCATAGTCACGAATCCGACCACCACCTTGGATTGCACGGATTTCTTCATCAAGCCTTTCGCCAGCAGTAAACTCAGCAATATTGCGACCGCCGCCGCCTTTCTCACCAATATCTAATGCACGACGCTCAGCCCGTAACTCCATGGTTTCAGGAATGAACTCACCGGTGTCAACGTCAAGCTCACCAAAAACGCGATTAGCTTCACCAGACCAGTCAGAAAGCGTGGTTGGATACTTCCGCTCGTATTCCAGTGCGTTAGAGGCAATCTTGCGCTGTGCTCCACCAATACGAGCTTGGATGCGGTTCGATTCTTCGCGACGATGCGGGTGGCTTTCTGGATTACGGAACTGGTAGCGAAGAGCATTAAGTTGGCCTTCCAGCTCTTGCGCTTTACCGCGATTGCCGGTCATTTGCGCTTGCTCAAGTTGTGGTTTGATCAGCGCAGCTTGACGTTCGATGATGGCACGGCGCTCGCTAAAGATTTCATTCATTTCTGGCTGAAGCTCAGCCTTCAGATTTTCCACGAACTCGCGGTCTTGGCCCAGCCGACCTTGAACGTAATCTTCTGCGGAAAGAGCAGTGTCTTCTGTAATAACAGGACGACGTAACTCGGAAATATCAACAAGACCTTGACCTGGAACATTAACTTGAATACCTGACTTAGGTACAACAGCTCTCAACTCTTCACTTGGGTAGCCCTCCAGGGACATTGGGGGACGTGTTTCAAACAACCTGCGCTTTTCAGCAGGCATATTCTCGAAGGTTTCAAACTCTACGGGGGATAGTCCAAAGCGCTTGGTACGTTCAGCCGCCTCAATATCTCCAGTCTTTGAGAACAACTCTAACGCTTGACGCCGTGCAGAATACTTAGGACCATAAGAAGATGCCTCTGGTCCCAGGCGACGAGCCAGCTCTCTCTCGACACGGCCTGGCGCTGCAGACAACTCTTGCCGCTCTAGTTCGCTTGCAATTTTTTGCCGTTCTGCTTCCATGAAGCGAGCAGCAGATGTTTCTCGTAAAGGCTTATCAATTCGACCAGCTGTTTCTGCTTGGTCCACGGGAACACCATCTGGCGTCATCGATGCAGCAACATCAATGTTGTTGGTGCGATCTTCGGCCTGATCGATCAGTGCCAGGTTGGTATCTTCGTTTCGCTGCAGCTGTTGGCGAACGCGACCCGTCATCTGGTCTTCACCAGAGTCAAGAGCGTTAATTGCCTGGTCAACATTGAACGCTTGTTTAGCTTGTTGGTTCTCAGTTAGTGATTCACGACGCAGATCGTCAATCACACGCATTGCCTTGCCTTGTTGCTCCATCCGGTACTGACGAACAGAGGCCTGTGCCCGGCGATCAGCGCGTGCTTGGCTTTCAACAAGCTGGTTGTACTCGGTAAGAAGGCGATCTACCGCATCACCTTGCGGTTCAGCTGCTTCTCTGACGTAACTCATCAGATTCAGCTGTGCAGGAGCCGCTTCCAGTGGTCGAGATGTTGAAAGCGAAGTTGTTACGTCTTTTGTGATGCCTAATGGCAAGTTTTCGCCTGTTTCTTCCGCCAATGCGCCTGCAGGAGAGCGCAATGCCATCAATGTGCCGCCAACACCGGGAATTTCGGGCTGATATGCGCCAGTACGACGGGATGCCTCGACCAAACTCGCTGTTGCTGCCTTCCTCCTAGCCTCCGCCACATCCGCCGACACCGTTTCCCTTGGATCGGGGCGGTACGCCACGAATTCGGGTTCTGCCGGAGGCAGAGCACGAGTAATAGGTGTAACTTCTCTCGCTGCTTGAGTAATATCTCGGACTGCACCAGTGTCAGTAGGTAGATCCCACGGATTTGGGGCTGTTGCTACCCTCTGCACCACCTGTTGAGTAGCAGTCGGAGCAGGTGATGGACCAGAACTTGGGGCGGGTTGCCGGGGAATGGGCGGCCGCGCGGTACCGGCTCCGGGACCTGCACCAGTGCCCCGTTGGAGCTGCGGGATGGGCTGCGCTGCACGGCGGACGGCGTCATCTAGGTCCACCACGTTGACGGGCTGTACGCCCCTTCTACCTGCCAATCTGCGTGCGCCCAGGAATGCCAGGGTGCCCACCCCTGCTGCGGTCGCTAAGCCACCAACGGTTTGGAGTAAATTCGGTCCTTGCTCCTCTTGCCGAGGCTGCTTGAGCTGATTCCGCCTCCATTCCATGACGTATGGAGCTAAAGCTGCTCTTCCTTCCGGATCTTCCGGTACTGGCGACCCAGTAGCTTGACTGAAAGCGTAAAAGTCGGCCTGAGAGATCGCCATCTGGGGTTATTGACTATTATTTTGCTTTCACACATTCTATTCTGATTTAATTCCAGGGTATAGGTGGTTGTATAGTTGGTATTGATCAAGTTTTAGTCCGATATGGACGCTGGAACACGTCAAAAACGGGTCGAAGCGCTAGAAGCGATCAAAAATAAGGCTATGGAGATGGCTGCTCAAGGTTCGGACTCCGATACCGTGCGCAGTTTTGTAACCGAAGCGAAGACAGATCTGGCATATGAGCTTCCGGATGAGGAAGCATTCACGAAAGCAGCGCGTGCAACCCTCGCTTATAAACGCAAGAAAGGTTAAACGGGACTAATTCTTGATCTAACGAAATCGCCGGGGAAACAACCCCGGCTTTTTTGTGTCAATATTTGGGCTAATTGGGGAAAATAACTACAAAAATGAAATTTAGGTACGCTGTTATACCAAAAGGGCGCCCTTTATATCCCCAAAAAGGGATCAGATTTTCCTGACGCTTCTCACATACCTTACCCGCGGCTGAATCTGGGTAGAAAAAAAAGAATGGGGGGATGGTACCACAGAATTCCCATGAGAATTGTGTTGAAATCCACATAATTCCCTTGTATATCGCGCCCAAACTTGGGGAGCGCTCCTCCGCCCTGTAGCTGCGGTATAGAACTGTTACGGAATCATTACATTGAAACTACGTGAGAAGTACGTGATAGAACAGAGAGAAGAACATCAATGGAACATTTGTTCTTGTCAACTTTGAACGTTATCAAACCAATGGGAGTTCGACGTTATCTTGCAGATCAACTCATCAAAGCTGCCAAGGCTTTGAAGGAAGATCAGAGCAAGGAGAAGATTGAAGCTTTGGTTTCTGTTGGTCGCATCAAGCTGGCCAACAAGATCATGCCTAAGTCCACTACTACTCTTCGTTGAGAACCATGACTAAGCACTACATGTTTGACGCAGTCCTTGCCATCACCATGGGCACAGGTATGGGCTTGTTGCTTTCTGTGTTCGCACAGAAGGGACTCAACCAGCACTACCTCACCACGTGTCATGACAAGCCCAACCATAATCTCATCATGGTCAATGGGTTCCTCGGTGACACGTACTACTGCATCCACAATGCATACCTTGGTATCAAGCAATGATTCAATTCAAGAACACTTCATGGCACGGTGGTACTCACAACACCACACTCAGAGTCAGATGCGCCAAGGAATCCTTGGAGCGTCAGCGTGCCTACAAGTATCTCAACCTCGCACATTACACTGCACATCTCCAGTATGAGATGGAGCAGATGTGGGAGGAAGAACTACTTGCAGACTGATTCCTCCACTGAGAGCCTTCGGGCTTTCTCTGCAGGATTCATCTCCTGCTTCTAACTCAGTTCATTTCCTTATCATGACCGACACCACCACCAAGATGCCTGACTTCCAACAGGCAACTGTGCATGGTCGCATCGCATACATGGAGAAGGTTGAGTACCAGGGTGACACTTTCCTCAGTGTTGTCCTGGCTCATACCATGTCCGAACAATGCGATGCACGGATCCGCTTCACCAACAAGAACGGTTTACTCACTGCCTACAACAACGGTACGGTAGTGATTGGCCAAGAACTTACGGTAAGCGGTCGGATCAAAGGCATTCGCACCTTCTACATGAAGGACGATGTCCTCACTCCGCTCAAGAACCCTGAGATTCAGATGAGCGTAGGTGGTTACATCTTTGGTACCAAGCCTCAGCCTAAGGTCGAGGCACCCAAAGCAGAGCCTACGCTGGAAGAGATTCCATTCTGATTTCTGCACTGAGGGGATTTGTCCCCTCTCTGCAGGATTCACTCCTGCATCCCATTGCATTCAGCTCATGAAACGCATCATCTCACTGGGCCGCAATCGTTACATTCATCTCGATAGCTATGGCGATCGTGGTAGCAGCCCAGTCTCTAACTTCCTGATCACACTGTTTGTCATTGGTCTTGCATCGATGACAGCAGGTGCTCTTGTCGGTATCGACATCACACAACCCAATGCTCAACCTACTATCCAACGCTGACATGACTACTGAACTCAAGGAACACACCAAGCTGCTGGAAGATCGCATCCAAGGGCTGATCGACGCACTCGTTACCAACTATGAGAAGAGATACGGCGAATGCGGTATTGAATTTCACATGGTACGTGGCGTCAAGTACTACAAGCTGATCGAGCGTAGTACCAGGCAATCAAGCCTTGGAGGAGGTGGATCAGTCCATGCATTCATCCACAGACAGTCTGGTGCTGTTTACAAACCTGCATCATGGAAGGCACCAGCCAAACATGTGCGGTACAACTTACTAGATGATGTATCGTACGAGACCTGCCTACAGCGTGCTGATTGGGCAGGCGGATACCTATACATCAGGTGACCCCCAGACCCCATCGAGTACCAGGGGGACGAAGACTATTCTTTAGCTAGGCATCACCTACGCCAACTAGGTGTGTAAGTCCTAGCACTCACCTTGACCTTTACCCAATTCAACTCATGACTAACCTTCAACAACTTGACAACAACTACAACGCTGATCTGATGGATGCCATGTCAGACATCTATGAAGAGCAGCAAGAAGCTATCAGAGAAACCGAACCAGAAGACTGGGAGGGATACGATGACCAAGCCTAACTCCACGGCGACTAGAACATCAGTACTCACTGAGGATGTTGATATCATCCTTCACATCATCGTCATCATCTCCATCATCATCACTGAGTTCATCTCATGCTTCATCCCACAACCCAAGCCATCGCAGAATCCTTCGGCTACGTCCCCTTCTCTGAAGAAGAAGCCGAGGAGCAGTTCCAAGCAGACATCAGCTGGGACCCAGAAGGCAGTGGCCTCCCGTCGAACGGCAGTGTCTACCGCAACAAGCAAGGCACGCTCCGTTGCTACTGGAAGCCCAGCCAAGACGAGGAAGACCTCGAAGGATGGTACGACATCCCGAGCAACGAAGACATCGAGGAGTGGTCCTTCGATAGCATCTGCTGCACCCCAGCAGGCGACGAAGTCGAACCCGACCATCCCGATAGCTGGCTCTCAATCCTCGGTCTCATCTGATGTCAACTCAGCTACAGAACCAACTCCCAGCGCTGACAATCAACCAGCGCAACATCTACACCTACTTCCTCAATCACAGAAGGAAGAACGGCAAGAGTCCCTGCTTCGTTCCAAGGCTTCCGTCTCAAAGCTCAAGGCTCGACCAATACCTCCAGGCTTTGGCCAAGCTTGAGGAGTACGGACTCATCCGTGTAGACAGATCCGCTGCTAACTACACAGCATGGATCATCTCAGAACCTAAGGAGAGTATTTGTACTTAATATTGTTTGTCATTTGCGAATAGCGAATACCTGGGCATCACCTCTGGTGTGTAAGTCCCAGGCTTTACCTCAACCTCACATCAAATCAAATCAAATTAACCATGTTGAACTTTATTTGTATGACTGCTGTCTGTGTACAGCAGTACCTTGGTACAGGTTATGTACTTACTTCAGATGGACAACGTTTCATCTGGGATGGTTTTAGTAAAGACTATGTCTGTACTAATTATTCAAACATATATCAATGTGCATCAATTCAACTTCCAACAATTTATTGGTATCGATAACCTGGATTGCGCCTAATGTAATCCTCAGTCTGTTCTTCCATCAAGGCTCTGCCTGCAGACAATGGTGTATCAACAGTTGGACCTGATAAAGACAACGGTATTCTTTGATCAAGTCCAAATCCATAATATGGATAACTCTTTTGTTCCCGTTGTTTTGGTGTTATGAACTGACTGAGATATGGCGGCAAAATTTCCTCGACTTCACCACCTGGCATTCTTTTAACACCAGGGATCATTTGGTTTCGTCCGCCAAAGTTGATCGTGGCTTGGATACTTTTATCTCCAGCCCATGTACCTTGTAAACCAAATGGACCAACATTAATACTTCCACCTGTTGGATTAAAGCCTGCACGCCATCCTTGATTGGATTGAATATCTAATCCACCAGGTGTTAACGATACCATTCCAGTATTATCTGCAAGACTCAAACCTTGTCCTGTAAAAGCACCAAGCAATTGTGCGGCTTCAGGACTATGACCAGTAGATCCCATCATTGGATTGTAGTCTGGCGTCCAGCTTGCTGGGTTTGCAGTTACAGTGTTCAACAAATTTTGGAAAGCTTCGCCAGCAGCTTCCTTTGTGAACGGTTTAAATTGATTGTAATCAACAGGTGTTTTCTTTAAACGTCCTTCATTTAAAACTTTTTCAAAATCATCTGTATACGCAAAGCCACCTAACGATGGGCCAGCAAGTAATCCTTGCATTCCAGCAAGTGGGATAGCACCAGGCATTGATATCAATTAGTTTTATTCATTGTACAACTGGGCATTCATCTCAATAAGATGATATAAGTCCCAGGCTTTACCTCAACCTCACCTCAAACCAAACTATGGCCTACAAGAACGAATACACCTACGTTCAAGAAGCTTTGACTCTGCTGAAAGCAATCAGCGAACGTGAATCAAAGCGTCATGAAATGGATCAGCACCTCACTCCGAGCATGCTTGCACTGCTCGATGACGAGATCATTCCCATGATTGAGAATGAACTTGATGTGGACTATGCACCAGACGAGGTGGGCGAACCGCCTATCACGATGGCTGAAATGCATGCCGCCGCATGGAAGGAACATCAAGCCATGCACTCATGAACGAAGATCTCTCTGACTTCATTCCAATTACTGGACGTTCAAGAGTCGGAAGGTTTGGCAGATTGATACTCTGTCCTCATTGCCATGAAACAGCCCGTGTTTATCACTTTGCATGGGTTGCTTTGCAATGTGGAGGATGCAAAGCCATGGTTAACAAGACTGATTATTTAATGCATCGGTTAACCAAGGCTTGACCCCCAGACCCCCGCAGGGGAGTACCAGGAGTAAACCTATTTATATATAGGGAACTCTTATTGATACTCCCTTGCTTTCCTTGACAACACTGGTAGACTCCTCATGTCTCAACCAAAGTCTCCACTGAACTTTGATCGAACCATTGGTGGATTTAACATCACTGAACATGGTGTTAAGTCTTATACCAAATCAATCAAGCTTGGGCCATTCCAACTCACATTGAATGCCCGTAAGTCAGGTGTTCTTGGATCGATCTCGATACCAGGCACTGGCTTGTCCAAGCGCAACATCAAACTCTTCTGATTCAATTCAAACCATGTCTCTTTACCTTGACGAACTTACGTTGTTTGATCGCATCAACCTTGCTGACTGCGCACGGCGCAGAGCAGAGATGAATGTAATCAATGACGATAGATTCACCGGTGAGTTCAACACTGCAAAGATGTGGACTAAGTATCGGTGTGTCATCACAACTCAGTACTCCTACATCGATGAAGGCTAATGACTGTACTCGCAATCGAAGACACCTCATTCACTGACACTCATGTCACTGTTACAGCAGTTGTGGACGAAATGCGTTTGCTTTACCGAGCAACTCATTTCGACCCTGAAGAGTGGGCTCCTGCTCTTTGTGAAGCAACTATCGAGCTGGATCCAGAGGAACCAATTCCTCTTGATGAAGATGGCTTCTGTCGCTATCTTGATCAGCTCGACCCTCAGTGGCAAGTCCTCTCACCTGATGACATCTAATGATTGGATTCTCTCTTGAATTCAAACGCTGGTACTTTGTACTGCGTGGTCCCAAAGGTCGTGTCTATCTAGCTACTGGCTTTGCTAAACGCATGCCAGTCATGATACCGACCGGTACGTATGACATGGAACAGTACATTGAAGAGACATCAATGTTCTTAGATATCCATCGATACGAAGACTGATCAATCGTCCTGGGCATGACGTTAAACTGCCCATTCCCTTTACCAATTCAATTCAATGCAATTCCAACTACCTTCCAATCTCCAGACAGAACTCCTTGCGTACGACCCAACACTGAAGGTGTTGGCTCAACAAGCTAAGCCAAAGGCAACGAGGAAAGCTAAGTATCCTCTCGGCAACATCCCTCATCTCATCCCACACAACGTGGTGCGTGAGTCAGATCAACAAGCTGCGATTGATCACATCAACCAGCAGAAAGCACCTGATCGTTTCAGAGTATTTACTACGCCTGTGGACGTAGCAACTCCGCAGGCTCGCCTCAAAGTCATTGCCATCTTGTACCACTACGAACAGGTGTGGTACGCAGCATGGCTACCTCCCAAGCACGACAAAGGTCAGTATGTTTATGGACATGGCTATGCCTTTAAGAACACAGCAGCTGCCGCCAAGGTGGCACCTAGCTGGATCTGGAACACCAAAGATGAGTGCATCGCGCACACCATTGGACGTGGTGTTCAGACCTTTACCTTTGCTGACATTGTTACAGAACAAGACATCAAGGCTTCTCCTGATAGCGGCTACAAAATTCAACTATGGCAAGCACCTAACCTTTACTGCCAGAAGGGATATCAGATCAGAGACAATGTTGTTAATCCCTTTGAGCAAAGCTTGAAAGAAGATATCCCTACCTGGGATGACTGCCGTGGCATCTTTGATCGTATTCGCTGCAAGAATATCTTTGATGCAGCAGAGATACCTAAGATGATGGCTGAGTTTATTGATCCATTGCATGGATTAACTGTCGATGGTTTAGTAGCTGCTGCAGAAGAATTTAATGTTCGGGCAGTTAGTACATCTAGCACTTACTGCACACTGCAATCAATTGCTCACATCGTTACCAAGCCTGCTATCAAGAAGTTATTGCAACAAGAACTTGATTGTTCCATTCATGCATATACAGATCCATCTAATACCAGGCGTGCTCCCATCAAGCAAGGCTTTAATACTTTTGTTCAAGTCATCAACTCTATTGACTGGATCCATAACCTATGGCCTGACTGCCCCATCGATTACTACCAAACCTATTACAGAGAATTGCGCTACATCAAACTGAATCACATCCGTACACGTAGCTATGACAACAACTCAACTGCATTGGTTGACTGGTTGCGTCGGCACATGCCTGTTGCATCCATGTTCACCATGATGCGCAAGTATCTTGAGCAACAAGACATCAACCGTTGGATTGATAGTGACGTTGGTTATGGGCGTCAAAGTTTCTATGAACTTAACGACACATTCTCTATGGCACTGCGCATCTTTAACAATGACAAGGAACTTGTACCACCCAAGCGCTGGCGCATTGCAGAGTTCCATGATCATGTCCAAGCTGAGTCCTGGAAGATCCAGAATCCTAAGGAAGCTTTACGCCAAGATCTATTCCCTGAACCCATCAGGGTTGACCGTGGTGATGAGCACTGGTCATTCTTCCAGCCTGTTGACACACACCAGCTAGCGATGTGGGGCCAGGCCGTACGCAACTGCGTCGGTTCTGCATCTCACTACGCAGAAGACATCAAGAAGCGTAAGCATTTCATTGTGCTCTGCATGATTGATGGTAAGCCAATGTTCACCATCCAACTGGTGGTTGACATGGGCATGATGTCTGTCAAGCAGATTGCTGGCGTAGCCAACCAGCGTCTGACGGACGAACAACGGGAAGCTTACACAGAAGCATTCCATGAGGCATTGCGTATACGCGAGATGCAGCTTGGAGGCCATGTACCAACAGAAGAAGATTTTCTTGCGGTCTTGCAAGAACAAGAGGAGCAGCTACAATCTGGCTGAGCCCGCACGGTTTACCAGCCTTAGCCTCGATACTAGGGCTGGTTTTAACCATGGACTCCAAAGAACATCAAGAGTACCTGAACAACGTAAGAGCTATGGCTGATGAGGCAGCCTATGACTACACCGATGACCAACTCCTAGCTATGGCTCTTGGAAACATTGGTGACTACATCCATGACAACTCACCTCAGTACATCCTGATCGACGAAGATCCTCGCAACGAGGAAGACTACGACACCTGGGAGTACGGCACTGAGCCGTTACCACAGGATCACACTTGGCACTCTGCAGCTATTGATGTAGAGGTAAGTCCAAGTGAGGCCGACTAGCCCAACGGCAGAGGCAAGCGACTTAAAATCGCTCAAGTCCCGGTTCGAATCCGGGGTCGGCTACCAACACACCTACTCAATTCATTTCAATGGAATTCCTTTCTGCAATTCGCCATCTCATCCCAGAGTTCCACGCTTATTCTGATGATGAGCAACGGTACAACATTGGAGCAACCTGGACAGCGGCTGACGGCCTTAAGGACTATCACAACGTCGAGTTGCGGTACGTTCGAAACTCAGAGCGTCTTGCCCTCCAGGGTGATCCCCAGCCTGATGGCAGCTGGAAGTATGTGGAACCCACAGGACGTGTCCATACCATGTCCGCAGAACGGGCACGCATGTTCATGGAACAGACGCACGCCCATGCCACCATCATGTGCGGAATGCTGGATCGCTTAAAAGATTCAGGACTTCTAGAAGAAGTGGTGGACACTGCTGCCCAACCCGCTTAATATTCACGCGGAATGTTCAAGCCCCTGCGCAAGCGGGGGCTCTTCTCTATGAAACTCAACGAACAATCTCAACCTGAGACAGACGAGTCTACTGTTGAAGTAACAGATGAACAGCAATACGATCCTGAGCTTGCTCTCAAGATCATGGAAGCTGTACCTCGTCACACCTGGCCTGCTGTACTTGATGCATGCGTGGCCAACATCGTTGATGAACTTCCATCCGATACTTTATTCCGCATAGCTGAACTCTATTTAACTGACTATTACATTGAGAACCCCAGGCAAATTATTCCTGACATGCTGCGCATTAAAGGTGCTGAGGCTACGGTCCACATCCTTGATGCACTTCAGTTAGATAAGCTGCCTGGTCCTGCCAAGATGCGTGCAGAGGAAGAAGAACAACGTACTGATAACTCACCAAGCTCAATCGATCCCGACTGATGGCTTTTCAGAAGACTATTCTTCCTGATTGTCCTCAATGCAAACAACCTGGACTCAGAGTTATTGAATCCAGGAAAACTGATTTTGCTACAAGGCGACGCAAGAAATGTGAACACTGCGGCTTCCGAGTTACAACTTATGAAGTCACTGCAGATTTCTATGAGGAAGCCAAGAGTAACCTCTATCTTGTTTCGCAACTACACAAGTTACTTGGAGGTAAGCCACTCCCATCTGGAGTAGAACCACCCCCATCTGGGGTGGACTTCAAAGCACTCAACAAATGCAGTGACTGCCAACACAACAAGGATGGTTGTTACTGCGCATTCGATTTCCCTGAGTACGACACAGCCGAGTCGTATGACTGCAATCACTTTCAACTCTGGAAACCCAAATGAGCACCAAACGTCAGTACACCTACACCATTGGTGATCGCGTAGCAGAACGTCCCAAAGCACACGGCATCTTTGCTGTACGCAATGAAGTTCGTGATCGGATCCAGCAGTACAGGTCTCAGCGCTATGGCACTGTGGTTGGTCTCAAGCTTAAGCCCAACAAGTCAGGTGCCAAACAGAAGTTCCTCATGATCAGATGGGATCATCTACAGACTCCTACTGAACATGCACAGATGCGTATCTGTCCTGCTGATCAACTCGAGAAGTTACAATCGGAGGGTTATGGATTCGAAGTGGAATGAGAGTTGAGAAGCCCTGGGGTTGGTACGACACACTAACCCCAGATCAAACTGCACTCTTCCGTGGCTACCTCGTTAAAGAACTCCACGTCAAGAAAGGCCATCGCCTCAGTCTCCAACGCCATCAACACAGATCTGAACACTGGATCGTAGTAACTGGTGAAGGATTGTTTGAATGTGATGGTCGCGTTCAGTTAGTTAACGAAGGCACTCACCTCTACATTCCAAAGTACGCAGTACACAGACTCACTGCACAGGACCAAGACATTCGTATTGTCGAAGTTCAGTGTGGTGAAATCATTTCAGAGGAAGACATCGAACGTCTCGAGGACGACTATGAACGTTGAACTAACCTGGCTCACGCCCAATGCAGAAGAGATGATTGTCAAGATGGCACGGGTCTCTGCCCCTGCTAATCAAGACAACATGGATACTGCACCACGATTGTTGAAGTATCTAATCAAGCACAAGCACTGGTCACCTTTTGAGATGGCCAACATGTGTGTAGAGATTGAAACCACACGTGCAATCTCACCCCAGATTCTTCGGCATCGGTCCTTCTCATTCCAGGAATTCAGTCAGCGCTACGCAAGCGCAGCTGAGATGGGTGGTATTATCCTGCCTCACCTCCGTAGTCAGGACCGCAAGAACAGACAGAACTCCAATGACGATCTAAAGGAACGTCTTGGTGGTGAGAAGCTGACTAGCTTTTATCGCCGCATGTCTACCATTCTGGAAGACTCCAAGCATCTCTACAACGAGATGGTCAGTGAGGGTGTTGCCAAGGAGTCAGCACGCTTTGTTCTGCCTCTTGCGACACCGACACGCCTTTACATGAACGGTACACTCCGTTCGTGGATCCACTACCTCCAACTCCGCTGTGACTCAGGTACCCAACTCGAACACAGAGAAATCGCAGAAGCCATCAAAACAATCTTCTGCAAAGAGTTCCCCGTCATCGGAGAAGCAGCCTTTGCAGAAGACTGATGAACTAGAGAAGTGGCGATCAGAAGGTCGCGGCAGTCTCTTTTTTTAACTCCTTAACAGCACGCTTGGACTCCACATCCTTGCGTGCTTTCTCTTTCTTCTGACCCACCAGGTAAACGATCAGTGCTTTGTTCATTTGATTTGACCTCCAGTGACAAAGGGAAAGTAGCAGATGTTACGGTACACCAGCACGTTCCAAGGGCGGTGGACTAAGTTCCACCAGGCCCGATCCTTTTTGGCCTGCTCTTCTTGGTTGTATTTGCAACCGCGATACACTAATGTCATTGCTTTAGTATCGATTGATACGGAAAGTATATGATCATTGATGTATATGATGTTGTTCATTGGGTTACACAGCCGTGACTTCTTCTGATTCTTGTAAAACTCTTGCTAAAACATTGGGTTTTAAGGGACGTTTTGTTTTGTTTTTCTTTGGTTTTATGGGATTAATTTTCCCTGGTTGGACTGCTTACACTGCGTTTGTAGCAATTTCACAAATCGCAAAAGATGATGACATGATTGAATTAATCAATTCATTTAACTCTCACTGAGATATTCCCGATCAGGAATACGGACCTGGGATGTCCCTAAACTCATACATAAGTTCAACTTATCATTCAACTCAACTCATGAAGCTCCTCAAGTTCTCCACTGGTAACGGCAAACTCAAGAACCGTTTGATCTTTAACTTGCCAGCTGGATACGCATGCCCACATGCTGGGGTGTGCAAGACATTTGCTGATCGCACCACAGGATCCATTACTGATCTGCCTCAGTACACAGGCGTAGAAGCAGAGCGTGACTACCGCTGCTTTGCTGCCATGGCAGAGACACGGCCTACTGTCCGTGAAGCCCGTTGGCACAACTGGGATCTGGTCCGTGAGACCATCCACATGAATGGCAATCAAGCCA